AAATATCCATCACGATAAGGCAGTAAAAGAACTTATCAAAGAATCAGTAAAAACTATCGTAAGTAAAAATTATGAGCGTAAAAATCGCAAGACTAAAAAACGGTGAAGATATTATCTGTGAAATCAAAGAAGTTTATTCTAAGGAAACAAATAAGCTAGCTGCTATTTCATTAGAAGATCCCTATTTGGTTTCTATTATGGATGATCCAGCAAATCTTTTCAGGGATGGTGATGGACCGTTTAAAACATCAAATCCCAAACTTGGATTATATCCTTGGGCACCTCTTTCTGCAGAAAGAACTATTTTTATTGACCCAACAGAATTACTTTGCGCTTATGATCCACAAGCACAAGTATTAGAACAGTATACTAAATTATTGGAGGCTATTAATGGAGGAGGAAATGATGTTGGAGGAGGAATCGTTGATGATTCCCTCGGATCCCCAGATCAAGTTACTTTTACTGAAGAATCGGGAACTGTATCTGATTGGGAAGGTGACTGAACTTGACGAGGAACCTTCAATCTTGATTGAAAACTGTCATGAGATTATCGAATGTGCTGAGTATGGTGCAGAACCAGAAAATCTGGAGAAGCGTGCATACTCATTGGAAGGCAGACATCTAAAAACATCTGCAAGAAAAATTGATGAAGGTGCTACTGATAAAGATTGGTTTGTTTATGAATACATTATTCTACGCCAATATCCCAAGTTCGCATCCCAGCGGGATCTCTTCTTGACAAGCGACTCGATTTTTACTATACTGGATCCTGAACCAGGTGTTCTGGACCTTTACCGTAAAGTCGCTGGATGAATTTTTATACAAACGTTCAACAAGTAGGTGATAATATTCTTTATCGCGGATTCGATCAAGGAAGACGAGTCCAGTATAAAGAATCATTTTCACCTACTCTTTTTGTTGCTTGCCCTACAGAGTCAAAATATAAAACTCTGGAAGGTCATAATGTTAAACCGATGAAGTTTGCTGGACCCCGAGATGCACGGGAGTTCATGAAGAAGTATGAGAGCATCCAAAACTTTGATGTTTATGGATATGATCGTTTTGTATATCAATATATTTCGGATCAGCATCCCGATGAAGTAGATTATGATTTCAAGAAACTTGAAATCTTTACGATTGACATTGAGGTTGCATCTGAAAATGGATTCCCTGATGTGCAGAGTGCTGCTGAGGAAGTTCTTTGTATTACGATGAAGAACTTGAATACTAAGCGTGTGGATGTCTGGGCTACTCGGGAGTTTAATGTTCCTGAAGGTGTGAATGTCCACTATCAGTGGGATGAATCCACAATGCTCAAAGACTTTGTTGCATTTTGGGTTGAGAATACTCCCGATATTATTACTGGTTGGAATTGTTATCTGTACGATATTCCTTACCTTTGCCGTAGGATGGATCGTATCATGGGTGAGAAGTGGGTCAAATCTCTTTCGCCATGGGAAAAAGTATCCGAACGTGAAATTGTCATTATGGGCAGAACTAATATTGCCTATGACATCATGGGTGTTTCTTGTCTTGACTATCTGGATCTCTATAAGAAATTCACTTACACCAACCAGGAATCGTATCGCCTAGATCATATTGCTTTTGTTGAACTTGGACAACGTAAGTTGGATCACAGTGAGTTTGATACCTTTAAAGATTTCTATACGAATGGTTGGCAGAAGTTTGTAGAATACAACATCTTTGACGTGGAACTTGTTGACCGTCTGGAAGACAAGATGAAACTGATTGAACTTGCTGCTACGATGGCATATGACGCTAAGGTAAACTTTGAGGACGTGTATTCTCAGGTTCGTATGTGGGATACTCTTATCTTCAATTTCCTGAAGAGGGAGAATGTTGTTGTTCCCCCGAAGAAGGGGAGTAAGAAGGATGATAAGTATGCGGGTGCTTTTGTGAAAGAACCAAAGCCAGGTCTTTATAATTGGGTGGTGTCGTTCGACTTGAACTCTCTGTACCCCCACCTGATCATGCAGTACAACATCAGTCCTGAGACCCTTCTGCCCACACGGCACCCCCATGCCACTGTAGACCGCTTCCTGGAGCAGCAGATCGATCTCAGCGACCTCCAGGGCGCTACTGTGTGCCCTAACGGTGCCATGTACCGCACAGACCTTCAGGGGTTCCTCCCGAAGATGATGCAGCGTATCTACGATGACCGCACTATCTACAAAAAGAAGATGCTCGCTGCAAAGCAAGAGTATGAAAAGAATCCCAGTGAAAAACTAGAGAAGGATATTTCCAAGTTCAATAATATCCAGATGGCACGAAAGATTCAACTTAACTCTGCTTATGGTGCCATCGGAAACCAATACTTTAGGTATTATAATCTTCAGAATGCTGAGGCAATTACCTTGTCTGGTCAGCTATCTATTCGTTGGATCGAAAAGAAGATGAACGAATACCTCAATAAGATTCTTAAGACTGAAAACAATGATTATGTTATTGCTTGTGATACTGATTCCATGTATCTTAATTTGGGTCCTTTTGTTGACGCGGTATTCGGAGGACGAGAGAATTCTAATGATCGCATTGTTGGGTTCCTTGATAAGGTGTGTAAAGTGGAACTTGAAAAGTATATTGAAAGTTCTTACAAAGAACTGGCAGAATACGTAAAAGCTTATGATCAAAAGATGTTCATGAAGCGAGAGACAATTGCAGATAAAGGTATCTGGACTGCAAAGAAACGATATATCCTGAATGCTTGGGATATTGAAGGTGTTCGATTCACTGAACCCAAACTAAAGATCATGGGTATTGAAGCAGTCAAATCTTCTACTCCTGCACCTTGTCGTCAAAAGATTAAGGATGCACTGAAGGTTATCATGACTAAAACTAATGATGATCTAATCAAGTTTATTGAAGAGTTTCGTGAAGAGTTTAAAAACATGAATCCAGAGGAGATAGCCTTTCCTCGTGGTGTAAATAACTTAGGTAAATTTAGTAGCACAGCAACGATTTATGGAAAGAGTACGCCTATTGCTGTCCGAGGTTCACTATTGTATAATTACTATATCCGCAAGCATAAACTTACTAATAAGTACCCTATTATCCAAGAAGGAGAGAAGGTTAAGTTCATCTACCTACGAACGCCAAATAAGATCAATGAGAACATAATTTCTTTCATTCAGGAATTACCAAAGGAGTTGGGTCTTGACAAATCTATTGACCATGACCTACAATTTGAAAAGAGTTTTCTAGAACCTCTTAAGACAATTCTAGACACTATCGGTTGGAAGACAGAAAAAATTAACACATTGGAGTTTCTATTCGCATGAATTTCTTACAAGATGTAGTAAAGGAGATTGGTAATGAATATGCTGGTCTCGTTGCTGATGGTGTTGCTGCTGGTGACTGCGACACTTTTATTGACACAGGTAGTTATATTTTCAATGCTCTGGTATCGGGGTCGATTTTCGGCGGCATCCCGTCAAACAAAATTACGGCTATTGCTGGAGAATCGTCTACAGGTAAGACTTTCTTCTGTTTGTCTGTTGTCAAACATTTTCTCGATAGCAATCCTAACGCGGGTGTTGTTTATTTCGAGTCCGAATCTGCTATCACTAAAGCAATGATCGAGGAACGAGGTATCGATTCCAAGAGAATGATCATTGTTCCTGTGGTGACTGTTCAGGAGTTTCGTACTCAATCACTTCGCATCATTGACAAATATCTTGAGCAAAAGGAAAAGGATCGCCAACCTTTAATGTTTGTTCTTGATTCTCTTGGCAACCTTTCCACTACTAAGGAGATCGAAGACTCCTCTGAAGGAAAAGAAACGAGAGATATGACTCGCGCTCAGGTGACTAAATCTGTGTTCCGAGTTCTGACTCTTAAACTAGGTAAGGCAAATATTCCTATGCTAGTTACTAATCATACATACGACGTTGTAGGTGCTTATGTTCCAACTAAAGAAATGGGTGGTGGTTCTGGTCTTAAGTACGCCGCTTCTACTATTATCTACCTCTCAAAGTCTAAGGAAAAAGACGGTAAAGAAATCGTCGGGAATATTATCAAGTGCAAAGCACAGAAGTCTCGATTTACTAAAGAAAATTCCATTGCTGAAACGAGGCTTTACTACGACACAGGACTCGACCCTTACTATGGACTCCTTGAACTTGGAGAGAAATACGGAGTCTTTGAGAGAGTTGGTAATAGATATAAAATCGATGGAACTTCCGTCTATCCGAAAACAATTCTCGCGGATCCAGAAAAGTACTTTAGTGCAGAGATTATGCAGGCGCTCGATGAATGTGCCAAAAAAGAATATCTATATGGACAAGGCAATATAACTACGGAGGCTGATTATGCTAGCGAAGAAACTGAGTGATTTAGTAAAAGTTTATGATGATCTTTTGAGTGCAGATAAGTGCAATAA